ATAAATATGGAAATCCTTTTTATGGAGACTATGATACAAGTGCAACTGGTGAAAGATATGAAATGCAAAATCCAGAAAGATTTTTAGATTATAGAGGTCAGCCAGTTCTTGATGTTTTTGAAAACGGTGGATTAATAGGTATGATGAAAGGTGGCATGGCTAAAAAGAAAAAGAAGTACGGCTATCAAGAAGGTGGTGCAGTTCAAGATGATGCTATGATGCTACAGTACTTGCAGTCCTTACAGGCAGGAGCTGAAGCAGGTGCATTAGGAAATGTTGGAAATGCTTTCGTACCTTTTGATCAAAGACCTCCAAGCTCTGGTGAGGTGATGTCACCAATACCAAGTGGTATGGAGCAAGGTGATATGATGAGAATTATTAGAGATGAAAGAGAAGTATTAGATATGGAAGATGCTAATCTTCTTAGAAAAAAAGCTCAAAACGCTCTTATTCGATTTAAATTAGATTCTATTATAAATGCAGAAGGTTTACAACCGGAAAGACTTGATAGTTTGCCAGCAGATACTTCTGGTTTTATTCCTAGTTCTCCAATGTTTAGTCCTAGAGGCATGGGTCTTTAATGGATCAAGATCCAAGAGCTTTACAAAATGAAGAGTTGTATCGTCAGTGGCGAGATGCTCGTTCTGAGTGGGATACAGAAGCTAGAAAAGATATAGACTTTTATCTTGGTAATCACTTTACCAATGATGAGTCTGATGAACTAGCACAACGTAATCAAGCTGATATACCTATGGATAGGGTATCTTCAGCAATAGAAAAGTTTAAAGCAGTATTAACATCTAGACCCCCAGCATTTACAATTACTCCTAGAGAAGATTCTGATGTACAAGTCGCTAACTTGTGGAGATCTATTATGGGATATGTATGGGAAAAGTCAGATGGTGACTGGCAGATGAAACAAGCAATACAAGACTATGCTGTTACTGGTATGGGTTATTTGTATGCTTATATTGATGGCGAATCAGATTTCGGTAGAGGTGATGTCAAGTTCACCTATCTAGATCCTTTTAGGGTTTACGCATCTCCCAGCTCAAGAGATCGTTGGTTTAGTGACTCGGATGGTCTTATCCTTTCTACCATCCTTACTGGTGAGCAGGTCGTCAACCTCTACCCTGAATTAAATGATAGAGTTGACCCAGAGACTGGAGAAGAGATACCCGGACTAATACGAGAGATATCTGGATTTACATACGATGAAGAAGATTATCCATCTTCTCAAAATAGAAACTCAATGAATGTATTTACTCCAGCGGAAGTAAAGGATAAAGATTATTTTGAGGTTAATAAGTATCAAATACTAGAACGCTTTTACAAAATAAAAGTTCCATACTATCGTATTATAGATATGCAATCTCAGGAAGAGGATATCTTATCGCAAGAGGAATACCTAAAGTTTGCATCAGAAAACGCTGAAGCATTTGAAATAGGTGCATTCACAGCGATTGAAGTACTACAGACTAGGGTAAAAGTTTGTGCTAGTTTAGGTGAAGTAGTATTGTATGAACAGATTTTAAATACTGACGAGTATCCAATAGTCCCGCTACCGAATATCTGGACATCTACCCCCTATCCCAAGAGCGATGTATCCAGAGCTAGACCAATGCAGAGATTATTAAACAAGCTTTGGTCTTTAGCCCTTTCACATGCCCAAGCATCTGCGGGACTAAAACTTTTAGTACCATTAGGTAGTGTAGATGATATTGATCAGTTAGAAAAAGATTGGGCAAATCCAAATGCAGTGATAGAAGTTGATTCATCACAAGGTGAGCCACACTATCCAGCACCACAACCATTAGCTGGTGAGTTCTATAGGTTGATACAACAATCAGAGTTCTATATAGATTTTATCTTTGGTCTGCCAGAAATGATGCATGGCTTTGCTGATAAAGCTCCTGAGACAGTCAGAGCGACAGAAAGAATGATCGCATTGGGTAGTGAAAGACCTAAATCTAAGCTAAGAGACATTGAATTTAGTATTAACAAACTTGGTAAGGTTATTTATAATTTATCCAAAGGACATTACACCTATAAAAAGATTTTTAGGTTAGCACAGCCTAATAATAACATTACGGAAGTAATGGCTAACTTCTATACAGATGTTAGTGGTGCAGTCTTAGATTTGAAGAAAGATAGACACATTTTAGATCAACATGATATCAGAATTGAACCCGGTTCTACTATGCCTTCTAATAAATATGCAGAACTTTCTGTATATCTTGAGGCATTTCAAATGGGTATCGTGGATCGTTATGAGGTTCTCAAGAAGAATCCAGAGATATTTGATAAGGAAGGTATTATGCGTAGGACTGAAGAAAAGCAATTAATGCAACAACAAATGCAGGCTATGCAAGAACAAATAAAGAATTTGCAAGGTGACTTGCAGACAGCCCAAAGAGAGTCTGTCAGTGATAGAAAAAGAGTTGAGGTCGAGAAGTTTAAATCTAGACTTAACGAAATCAATTCTGAATCTAAAGCTGATAGAAGGGTACAACGTAGCAAACTAGAAAACGAGGTGAAGCTCGAGGTGGAGAAATTAGCTGGTAATCTGAAAGATGTTCAGAGAGAAGTTAGTTCCACTCCAAAAGCCTAACGAGACATCTAAGGAGAATATATGTCTACATTAGAACAACAGGAAATGAATATCGAAAGCGGAATACAAGGCGGTAATGAAGCCTTCGTGGAAGATATCGTCAATGAACAGTCCATCCAAGAAGAGGTGGATACAAATCAACAGGAGTTTCAAGAACAAGCCCCTGCTATAGATTACGAAGCAGAAGCAAAGAAGTTTCAATCTATGTATGATCGTGCTCAAGCCGAAAATGCAAAGTTGCAACAAGGTGCTCAACTACTTAATCTACTAGAGCAAAGACCTGATCTTGTAAAAACTCTTGAAGACGGTATAGCTAACCCACAAGGTCAAAACCAGAGCACTCAAGAAGTAGCTCCCGCTGTTGATGACTTCAATCCTTGGGATGCCTTTACAAATGATAACTCTGAATCAGGTAAGTATGTTAATCAAAAGATTAATAGCAAAGTTGATCAGTTGCTATCTGAAAGGTTAGCCCAGCAACAGCAACAGATGCAGGCTGAGATGCAAATGCAAAATACGGTAAATGAATTACGAGGAACATATAAGTTGTCAGATAATGACATCCAAGACTTCTTGCAGTTCACTACCCAACCAAAGGAGCAAGTAGGTTTAAATAACTTAGTAAAGCTCTGGCAGATGCAGAACGGTACTTCTGTTGCGAACAACGATACAATGGAAGCGGTAAATGCGGCTAAACAAGCACCCAGAACTGCTGGTGTACTTCAAGGACAAGCTCCTCAGTCTCCAAAGACTGATGCAGATAAAGTATTTGAAAGCATTATAGGTTCTGGTAGTGGAGCGGCTTTACCATAACAATAACACATACTAAGAGGTATAACAAATGGCAATATCATATAATACTGGATCGTTAAAGTCCAGCGATATTACAGCTACTACTTCTGATGCTACTGTAGGGCAAGCCCCTGATAGAAGACGAATTTTTAATTTCGGTGACAGAGTTGCCGAATTGACTCCTGAAGAGTCACCATTTTTCGTCTATCTTAATAGGGTTGCTAAAGCACCTACCGATGACCCAGTGTTCCGTTACTTGGAAAACAGAAATAAAATTAGTTTTTCAGATCGTTCTTTTCTAATTAAAGGTGCAGTTGGCACTGTTGCCGCAGGTTCTTCGTATTCATTTACTGTAGATACTGCTGGCGGTGCGGCTGTTGAATATTTAGTTAAAGGAATGGTTTTTGCTGTCGCAACAAAAGACGACACAGACGGATATGGTCAAGCATTAGTAAGAGTAGATGGTGCAATTACGCACAACGCAAGTGATTCATCTTTTTCAGGAAAAGTAATTGATGTTTCAGCGGTTACAGGAAGTAATAGCATTGCAGATGATGACGTAGCACAAATCATTGGTACTTCATTTGAAGAGGGTTCTGGTTCTCCAGACGTTTGGTCAAGTGAATTAGAAGATGGTTTTGGCTACACTCAGATCTTTAAAACAGCGGCTGAAATGACAAATACAGCATACGCTACACGCTATAGGGGTTACCCTGATGAGTGGAGTCGTATCTGGGCACAGAAGCTTCGTGAGCATAAAGTTGACATTGAAAGAGCTATGCTCTTTGGTCAAAAAGCTCGTGTAGGTGGTATTCAGTACACTGAAGGTCTAGTAGGGCATATTCTAAAGAATGTTTCTCCAACTGCTGGAGATGCTAATTTTAGTTATTCATCTGGAAGTGCTTATCATAAAACTGTAGCACAGTCTGAAATGACTTATGACAATTTACTTAGTGACTTAGAAGTCATCTTCGACCCAGCTCGTGGTGGTGCTTCTGATAAGCTGGTTCTTTGTTCATTACCAGTTATTTCTTTCTTTAACAAATTAGGTGCAGATGCTTTCATAAATCAGTCTATGCAGTCTGGTTCTTCAACCACTGTTAATTCTGGTGCATCTCTTGCTCGTTATAACATGTCTGAAAGACAAGGTGCTTTTGGTCATAACATAACAGTAATTGATACAATTCATGGAAGATTGAACCTAGTTAAAGAACCTCTATTTAGAGGTCAAGCTTCTGGTTTTATGCTAATGGCTGATATGAGTCAACTCGCTTACAGACCTTTAATTGGTAATGGTATTAATCGTGATACACAAGTAATGACTAACGTACAGGCGGCTGATGAAGATCTAAGAAAAGACATGATCTTAACTGAAGCAGGTCTAGAAGTTACTCTAGCTGAGTCTCACGCATTATACAACCTAGAAGGAGTATAAGATGAGAAGTGATGTATTAAATAAAAATAGTAGTAGTCATTTACAGTTTGAGCCAGCGGCAAAAGAAGTTGTTGATTTGGGTGCAAAGAAAATTGTTTCTTTTGCCGGATCATTAGCTGGAAGTACTGCCGCTGATACTCAGTACGCTGATAATGATATCATGGTTGAATTAGGTGCACTAGATGTTAGTGTTCCTAGTGGCTTAGGTACTGCACAAAAAATACTAATTGAAAAATGTATTTTTTCATGCACAACTGCGGCTGGTCAAACTTTGGTAGGTAATATTCAGTTGAGTGCAACATCAGGTTCTGCTGAAAATGGAGCTGTATCTAGTGGTACAGAGATATTTGGAGCTGGTGCTAGTATGATTGCACCTGATGGATCTGGAGCAACTACTGGTTATACCGAAGCTGATTTAAATTTTAATTCAG